GTGAATCGATTGCGCAAACCGCCCAACAAGTTTGAAGTGGCACGAATGCGCTGTTCAGTTGGTTTTTCATTGATGCTCGTGCCAACCCGTTAGTCCATGTAAACTTCATCTAGCTCGGGTTCAACATCTTGTGTGCGGTCGACGGGCTGATTGGAGCTTAGATCGACCTGAGCGAAACGCGTTATGTCGTCGTTGTAGACTAGCTTCAATGAAGCTATACACCGACTGCCCACCAGCTTGGTGAATACCCCCGACTTAATTTCTACACAGCCTCGCGGATGATGCGGATACTCCGGCTTCCACTTGTTGATGCTCATTGGGTAATCAGCCTTTAGGTGGTTGAACAACATGCGCATTTTCTTGGTGGCAGATCGTGCCGACGTGTTCAAGAAGGAACCGTAGTTGAGGATTGCATCAGCATCGCCAGTAAGATCACTTCTATAAGATTCACTTAGCATTTTACCAAACATTATCGAGGGTATTGCCGAGTAGTCTTTCGATATTTGAACCATGATCAGCTGTTTACGTCTGTCTACAAATTGCTTGTGCCTTTCGCCGGAGAAAGCGACTGTATAACTCTCAACCATCCTGCCACGCCTTTGGTAAAACACCGTCATGCTATCTCCATCTTTAGCGTAACCAAAGGCTGGCAGTGCTTTGCTCTTTTCGCAGTTCTTTAGACTGGCACCGCCCCAAAAACACGGCTCAAAGCTCAAATACAGCTTTCCAGCGTGCGTAAAACTCTTGTTTGCGGGTATCTTGTGCTCGACGTCTACAACGATGCTCATACACATCGGACGCATCAAGTAGCTGTCGCCATCAAACCTGACTAGAGGCTTGCCGGTAGGAGACTTGAAACTTAGACCTTGATCTTTCTCAGCGAGTACGTAGTTGCCATACCATTTGTTGAACTCTTCCTCTGGCAGTTTGGAAATTTGATCTTCCTTGGGAGTCAATACTGATTCGACGGTGAGATCTAATATGCGCTTGGCGAGTATTCCCTTCATATTTACGTAGCCCAAAATGCCGGCTCTCTCGCCTTGATGTACCGGCATAAAGTCGTCCGCTCGCGGGAAAGACAGTTGACGATAAACCTTAGGTCTTCGAGGCATCATTTTCAAAATTTCCAAATCTTCGTCGGATGGAGGTCGGTTGGGCATCTTGAGGTAGCTCATGAACTCGTCTTTAATTCCCTTGTGTATCATGGGATCACGCATCTTCATGTCGCGCAAGTTTATTCGGCCCTTTCTCTTCCTACTCGCATTGATGGTCTTAATGACGTGATTGGTTCTAAAATCGGACTGGTATCCACCCACCGTTCTCACTTTTGCACTTTGTTTGCCAGGCTTGACGCCAAAACATTTGAGTTGCTCATCAATACCACATTCGCCGCTGGTCACTTCTCGTTTTCTCTCTGTGGACATGGACGCTATTACCTTTAGAGACAGTTGATCGCTCCACGCAACTTCGCCGGTCAGGAGGTCATCATCATCTTTCGGAAGCATGCCGATTTCGATTAAATAATCAAGTTCATCCATCTTTAACAACCACTTTTGTCGTAGAGAAACTAAGTTCGCATCATATATAGAACGGACAACATCCATTGAGTCGCCCCAGGTTATGCTAGATCGAGCTCTCTTGACGCAATCCAAGATGTCGTCTATCAAGGTCAAGCCGGTAAGCGGCTGTATACCAAGATGACAATGCACGAACGCTTGTGGATACAACCCGTTGGGCCCACAAACCACGTTGTTGAACTCAGCCATGCGATATGATTCTATTGCTTTATCGGTTGAGTCTTTCATCATGATATGCCTTAACATCGATATATTTGCGTCGAACTGCCAATTAGCTACTGACTGCGCATGTGGTTTTGAGGCTTCGTGCATAACAACATAGCGTGCAGCATCATCGCTAGTTGTTATAACATCACTCTCTTTGATGTGCGAGCACATTTCGTCAAACATCTTTTGAGCACCTACACTAGTGACAGTATTGACGACCGCAGCGGCCATGGCTTTGACACCTTGACCCATGTGTGTACGACTAAGTATCATAGGCCTCATGTACACTTTATTGTTCTTGTGTACCCTGACATACTCTCGAGGCAGGTCGCCAAGTATATCTGGATTGCAATCATCTGGTATCACACTAAACCTACTTTTGTCAGTACGCATGATAGAAGCTGCCGTAATTAAACTGGTACTGCCCGTTAAGTGAGCAACAGTTGAGATAACTAGCGCCATAAATTCAGGCTGCATCCATCCGCAAAAGAACTCTTTGTCCTCACTTCTAGCGATACCACCACTCTTCATGGCTTTACTGAAGTTGACGGCAAAGCGACTGAACTTTTCTGGATTTTGCATCATATCAGACGGGTCAGAGTCAGTGTATATCTCACACAAAGATTCTGATGCAAATTGGAAGACGCGCATATACGAGGTCATTTGGGGTATTTCTCTATTCTTTGATTTAGAGTCTTTAGGATGGGTGGCAAAGATATTCCGCTTCTTCTCACCCATAGCTATGTTGTACATGAGGCTATATATGGATACTGGGTCGCCGTATTCTCTAAGCAGATCACGCATCGCGTCAGCCACCCTCGAAGATCTGATGTCATACAGCTTCGTAACTTTGTCGTATGTGACCGTGGTGCAGTTGTGATCTGAAAATAGTGCTCGGATAGACAGTTTAGTTGGTGTAGTTCGCTTACCAGCGTCGATGCCTTGAATCCCTTTCCATACCAACGCTGAAGTGAAGAGATGATTGTAATACGGCGTGTTTGGTGAGAAGTCCATTAAGAAGTCGAAGTCGCCTTGAGTGACGCCGTCTTTTATGCGCTCAATAAAGTCGAGCTGGAGCTCTAAATGCTTGAGGTAGCTCTGTCGCGACTGCAACTCTAGCCGCACGCCATCTCGCAGTTTGATGAAGCATTTAGTAGCATGATCGGCTTTGCGTATGTGCCACATTTGCATGAGCGGTATGTCTTTCTCTATGGCTATAAACCTCATGGGCAAGTCGAAAAGAGGAGTCCTTTTCATCGTCCCTCCATTGTACGTCAGGCCGAATTTGCGTAGTTTGAAGAGCGTATAATAGTCCGTGAAAGTGAGGTATTGACTCACCCGCTTTGGAGCTTTATCTAGCATTGAAGCTACGTCCCCTGAGCCAGAAACCGCACACAGTACCATGAAGCGAGAATCGCCTATCAAAGCTGAGGTTTGCCAGCTAGATCCGCGAAGCATGGCCATTAAAAGCATCATTTGCTGCATGAGGTACCTTCTTATTGACTTATTAGTGTAAGCTAAGGTGCTGTAATACATCGCGGCCATACGCATGGGCAAAATTTTGCTATACAGTATGTCGCTTACCGACAGACGAAAAGTGGGTGACTTGTAGCAGCCTAGTGCGTCGTCCTTCAACCAGCGACCGCAACTGTCTTTCGGCTCCGTCAGTTGATAGTAACAGACTAGGTATGTATTGCCGTTTGCTTTTGAGTTCCTCCAAGATATGCCCACACCTGAAAATGCAGATGCGTAGCAACCCGACTTGCCAAAAATCTTACCATGTAATTCTGCTTCAACGTGCGCAGCATTGAAGATACTGTACGATAACATTTGTTGGTATATGAATGACATGTACTTGTTCATCTCCAACGACTCAAATCTGGGTCTATGGTCGTGTATAGCAACCAACTCCAATTCAGGGTCATAACCAACCGGACGAGTATGAAAAGTAGACCCAACGCTCATGAGGCCCTCATAAGGCGAAACTTTAATAGAACGCAACTTTTCGTAGTCATCACATTTGACAGAGAGCACTTTGAACGGAGTGGGTAGCAAGCTAACGCCATCTTTGCTCTTTGCATACTTTGCAAAGCAGTTGTCATAAGTCGCAACATCAAATTTGAAGTCACTATACTTGCGTTGGGACATCTCTACTTTACTCATGTAAGTTTTAGCCATGTCGTAGAGTCGGGCATAGACTTCGTCCGGATATTGCCTGAGCGCATCATGTATCGACCGGGCCAAGTTGCTATATTCGCTATCAGGCTGATCGATTCCTGATTCGTCGAATAGGCCCAGTTTATGCTCGTCCTCCATGCGACTGGCATTCACGAACCATTCGTACTTTTCGGATGAAATTTGGCATTGTTTGAGTAAAAGATACTTACTAACCACGACCTTTGCATGTGTATCGCGCTTTTTGTAGTTCTTGCCAGTGACTTCAAATGTTACGCCATCGCGAATTAAATCCATGCCTTCAACCGGTTCTATCACGCTATCCGGAGCTGACAATGCCACTATCGCCGCAGAGTGTATTAAATTTGAAAATGCTAACCCTGTGCCTTTGATGCCGCCAATTTCTGAGAGTTTCTCTGCTCTCGTAAGATGGTCGTCTCGAGTCAACTCAAACTTGAAAGTCGCATCACTTAAACACCAGCCTACTTCAGCTTGCATTTTGTCATCACCAACGTAAACCACCCCGCAGCTCGACCAGATAAGCATTCGAGCCAAACCCATGTCAACGCACTCTAACAATGGTTCTTTCTCAGGAAGTGGGTCTAGTTGGAAGTCCGAATCAGTCTCTTGCTTAGGCCGAAAATCCTGCTTAGGTCCTCCCACATCGAAGAGATCTCCCATTGCATCTAAGAAGTCGTCAGATATTAAGTCGCCCAGAGAGCCCAGAGGATTTGGATCTATGTTTTCAGTGGTGAAACTACCCAAGACTTCTTCTAAATCCTGTTCGTAATTGGTTATGGTTGCCATAAATTCGGCCATAAATTGATCGTCAAACACTGGTTCTTCCTTTTGTTCGCTGTCCTCGCTGTCCACTGTCAAGAGTTCAAAGGAATTGAGCGACAGGTCGGTATTCATATCTGAGTTAGAGACACTTCGGCTCATGATTGCTAGATTGTAAATTCCACTAAAG